GAAATTTCATTTTCTTTTACTGTAATTTGTTCTTCATTATTTTGTTTTAACTTTTGTATGTGTTCTTTCTGGATATCATATTTCGTAGAGAGTATATCATTCTTACTCTTATTACGAATAATTGAATCTTTATTTACAGATAATCTATCTTTAACTACTCCATTCATTACGGAAAATATTTGAATATCTAGTAAATCTTCAATAATCGCTCTTCTATCGGAAGAAGATAATTGCATAAATGGAACAAAAGATGCAGACCCTAATATAACAATTTGTGTGAACGACTTGTAATTTAATTTTAAAATAAATTTTTCTAAATGCTCTTGATAATCTCTGGACGCAGCATCTTGATTTAACAATTCACCATCAATATAAATTTCAAAAACATTAGGCTTTATGCCACGAATGATTTTATATTTTTTATTACCAATGTCAAAACCACATTCAACCAAACAATCTTTTTGATTGATAGAATTGCATAACTGTGGCTTATTGATTCCACGAAAGGGTTTACCAAATAGCACAAAACACAATGCATCAAGTAAGGTAGATTTACCTGAACCATTAGTACCAACAACTAATGTGTTGGTAGAATTATCTAATGCAATTTCAGTAAAATAATTACCGGTACTTAGAAAATTACGAAACTTTATATACTTAAAAAATATCATTCAATTATTTCAACATTCAAAGACTCAACATATAACTCACGCATAAGTTTTTTAAGTTTATCTGAATCAACATCAACACTTAACCCATCAATAAATTTGGAAAGAATAGAAATGGTATCTTCAGATTGATTCACCATTTCTTCGGCATCTTCAATAGAGGTATCAGAAAAATCTTCTACCACAGCAACATCAGCAGCACCAGCGTTATTCAATTGTTCCAAAACATAATCAAACAAGTATGCATTTGTTTTATTAATTACAACAATTTTAATAAAAGAATTTTGATGTTGTGTAAAATCATATTTTTTCCAATGTTCAAAAGACTCGGTAGAATCATCATAGTTAATTTTATAAAATATTTTATGAGGATTTGGAATAAAAGTTAGTTCTCTAGTTTCGGTATCAAAAACATGAAATCCTCTTTGGTCATTAAAGTCTGCCCAAGAAATTTCATATTGGTTGCCAAGATAATGAATTGTGCCATCAGAAGATTTATGATGAAAATGACCGGATAAAACCATATCAAATCTATCAAATATTTTTTTGTTCAATCCATTGTGACAAATGCTGCCTCGGTCCATTTCAAAACCAGAAATTTCAAAATGACCAAATACTAATTCAGATGTAGTTTTATCTAAGAACTGTAATGTACTTTCATGATTTGAGGAATTAATCCATGGAACAAGGGCGATTTGCAATTCATCATAAATTCTTTCAACTGGCTCAATAAAGACATTAACATTATTATATTTGTTAAACAACTCATGCATTGCATTAATTTCATTGGTATTCTTATAGGTAACATCGTGGTTACCTACAATTATATCCATCTGAATGTTTTCACGCTCTAATACATCAAAGAATCTTTTTCGCCATTGATTTAATATAATGTAATTAATATATTTTCTGCGGTCTACAACATCACCTAAATGTATAATCTGTTTAATGTTATGTTCTTTTAAGTACGGAAAGAAAGTTCCTTCCCAAAACTTAAAAAAGAATTCATTGAACAATAAACTATCACCTCTTGCACCAGCATGTGTATCATTAATTAAACAAATTTTCATAGTGTGTTTTTGCTAGAAATTCTCTTTCTCAATTCAGTGGTAGAAAAACTATGTTTTCTGTCATTGTAAAAAATTCTAATTCCTCGCTGTTCACAAATTTCTTTTCCTGTGAAATTCTTATCACGATATTCTTCTCCAATAATCCGAATTGTAATTGGTAAAAACATTAATAAATCTTCCAAATCTTTTTCATTTTGATAGACGATAATTTCATCCACAAATTTCACTGCTGATAATTGCACATATCTTTCAACTATAGACTGCACTGGTTTATTTTTGTTTTCTGGTCTATCAATAGATGGGTCCAACTGTAATCCTACAATTAGGTATTCACATACCGATTTGGCTTCTGCTAACATCAAAATATGTCCAGCATGTAATAAATCAAAAGTTGAGCAGGTAAAACCAACAGGTTTACCTAATATGTTTTCAGGTAGCACTAGCATCATTATACTCCGTTTTTTGGGTGTTGTCAAGCGATTCGTTAAGAATTTCTGGTAAACTATCTTCTAAAAATTTATCAAGAACTTTTAGTTTTGTTATTTTTTTCTCATTTCTTTTTGCCTCATATGTTTGGATGAATTCGGATAGATTGTCATACAGTGCAAATTGTTTCATATTACCTTCTACGTCTTCATAATACTCACCGTCATGGAGTATACTAGACTGTTCAGTTGCTTTATATTTTACATACATCTGTTTCTTCTCTTTCTGTATTCTACGCAAAAAAGCAAAGTAAATAATTTGGGTAAAATAAGCAAATGGATTAGAAGATTTTATTGGATCAAAATTTCTAAAATACATAATACAATTTTCAATTCCATCTCCTACCATTTCTTCCCTAAATGAGTAGAGTACAAAATTAGGTTTTCGTGAGAGATGGTTAGCAATTTTAAGAAAACACTCACCAATATAATTTGGTATAAGAGGTTCAGTCGTATTTTCCATCTCTGCTTTTTTGCATACCAATTTATACTCTATTAGAGCATTTAGAAAATCGGTATTATTAACATAGTGTTTTGGTTTCATTCAATATTTCCTAAAAAAAGACTTGACAAGATTTTTTGTTCATAGTATAATGCCTTGTGGGTTCGTTAAGTATCAATGTAATGTTACTTTAGATGTACCTTCTAGAAGCTTATGTATTTCTACATCCTCTTCTATAGAGTCTTCTTCATCCAAATCATCATCTTCTTGATGATTATTGTCCAGTAAAGATTCATCTATAGAGTCTTCATTCATTCGTATATTTTCTGTGATATTATTCACAGCATTAAGGTAATATTCTATAAGTGATTTCCTAGGTTCCATTATAGTTAAAATTTGACTATTATTTATTCTTGTAGATGTATTACATATTAGTTCAATTGGTAACCATGGTGCCATCATAACAACAGACCGAGTAGAGCCTAACCTCTTAAAGAAGAGAGTCATTGGATTATTGACTATTAAGCCTTCATCAGACTCATCTACATGGTAAGAAGATATAATATCCTCTCCATCATTTAATCTTATAATTTTAATTTCTTCTTGCATTTGTTATATCTCCTATTGTGAGCAACATCATTATAACACACTTTCAGAAAAAAGTAAAGCTTTTTTTATATTTTTAAATCTATATTATATAATTTATATACAAAGTTTTCCGAGTCATATATTTTTAAACGCTCAACTAAATGTTTGAGAGTAAAATTAGTATGTTTTCCTACTCTGAAATCATCAGATATATCAAATAAGATACATTGAGTTTTATTTTCACCTATTCGTAAACCACGACCTATTGATTGTAAATTTCTTATTCGTGATTTTGAGGGTGAAGCAAAGACTACATTATGTAGATTTCTTATATTTATCCCGGTAGCAAAAGTTCCATATGAAGCAACTATAATTGCATCTGTTTCTTTTTCTGTAATCGCACGAATAGATTCTCTAGTTTCAACATCAGTGGCACCATACACAAAGAAAACTTTGCGATTATTTTTTTCAGAATCAATAATTTTATATAATTCTTTACCTTGCTTTTGTACCAATTGAAAAAGTATTAGAGAATTTCCTTTTAGTGACAATGCTAGATTTTTAATAAAAGTATTTCTTTGCGTATTTTGAACTATGTAATCAATTTCTGCTTGATAGTCCCAAGACTTGGATAATTTGCAAATAACTTCTGGATATTTTAATACTAAACATTTGATTTTAAAATCTGTCAATTGTTTATTATCAATCAACTCTTTGGTTGTTGTTACTTTGAATACAGGACCAAATAATCCTTCTAATACTAATTTATGAGTTTGAGTGCCATCCAGGGTACCTGTACAACCAATACGAAATTCAGTATTAGTTAAACCTGTCATAATAGTGCCTAATGATTTTGCCTTGAATTGATGCGCCTCATCTCCAAAAACAAAATCAAATTGTTCAAAATATTCTTTATCTCTAGTGTATACTGATTGCCATGTACTGATAGTTAAAAATTTATCTGTAGTTTTATCTTTACCTGCATATTGCTGATGGCAGTATTGTTCCGAATCATAACCATAAGATTGAAAATCAGAATACATCTGTTGCACCAATGATGTAGTTGGAACAATCAATAGTCCTTTTTTGCTAGTCTCGCTTTGAATTTTACGCAGAATCAAATAGATTATTAAAGATTTTCCTGATGCTGTTGGCGATAGTAGAAGTGTTCGCTTATTCCGTATCGCATGAACAAATGCCTCTAATTGATAATCTCTTGGCACTAATGGCAAATTTAATGTTTCTACAAATTCTAGGGATTCTTTAATAGAGAAATTATTAGTGAGGTTAACATCAGGTTCAAAAAATATATTATAATTTCTGGTTTCACAAAATGCTTTTATATATGGAATTAATCCATAATACAAAAAATTAGTTCGTAAATCCATCAACCTAATTTTTCCGTCCCACAACCTATTTTTATATGAGGGTACAAATTGGTACCCCGGAACATAAAAAGTAAAATGATCCGAAAGTTCTTGTGCAATACTTTTTTCGCAATCTATTTTTATATAAGCTTCGTTCACCTTACTAATAATTATATTGTCCATTAGATACCTTGAATAAATTTTTCCCAATCTACAAATGTTTTTAATTGAAAAGTTCTACTATGCAACTCTTTCATTATCAATTCGCAACAACTAACAACTTCTTCATAAATCATTTTACTTGCTATAAGTTTATTAAGGTCATCATCTGATTCCATAAAAATAGATATTTCTGATTTGATGGTAAATGGAAATGCATTCCAACCATATTTTTTTAAATCATCATCACCCATTTTACCTGTGTAATATTCCCATTTAATCTTTTTCATTTTGGAATATTTGAATTCAGATTCTTTACATAGCAACTTATTTCTTGATAGAATATTCAAATACTTACTGTGAAGTTTTGGAATATCAATTAGTGCTTTTCCAGGCTCTGTTCTGTCTATTTTAGAGTCTGTAGCCCATTCACTTAATAAATCATCAATTTTAGTCATATTAAATCCTCCTACATGGAGTATACATCATTTAGAATAATTTGTCAATATGATAGTAGGTAAATCTGAATGTTGCATCGGATGTTAAAATACTATCCGGTGAATCTTGTGTTGCTAGTATAAATGATGCTAATGATGTGGGAAATACATCAACAAATTTAAACCTATACAGAGGAGTATATGCAGACGAATATACTGTAAGTGTTGCATCAGAAAATTGTGGTGTTTTTGGATTACCAATATTTCTTGCGAGTCTTGGTAATTCTTGATATTGTTCATAACTTTCTGGAAAAGTCATAGCACGAATCCAGTTATGAATTTCAATCCAAGATTGCATCTCTTCATCAATAGCAAAAGTTACATTAAGCATATCATAGATTGCTTTTTCACCAGGAGAATATTTTTCAACGAATGGTGTAGCCACTGGTATTTCGCCCATAGAAATACCAGGCACTGTTACTGCTTGACAAAAATATTGAATATTTGGTACCCGAGAAAAAGTTAATTGAAACTTATTTGGGTGTAAAAAATTCTGATTTGACGGTGTTATTATTGCTGTATTTGCCATATGAATATTTATACACAAAAAAAAGAGGAGCCCGTGAGAACTCCTCTTTTAAAATCCCTCTCTTTAAGGAGGGTTAAGCTTACATGATATTAGAGATTTTGAATGCTCTGTAGTACATGCTTGCAGCTGGATTCAATGCGCCAGCACCTTGTGCGGTACCTTCTGCGAATGGATTAGCAACAATGCCATAACGTGTTTTGAAACCAATTTTTGGTGCAAAAGTAGTAGTATCAACTGCACGAACCATTTGTAATGGAACGTATGGGCAATAGAACAAACCTGCATCATATGCGTTTGTACCTTTGTACCCTAGTACAGCGAATTCTGACGAACTAGCAACTGCAAAATAAGGATCAACATACACTTTAATTCTACCGAACAATGTACCAGCAAAAGTATTACCTGTATCATCTACAGTTAAGTTAACTGCTGCTGCCATGCCAGAACTGTAATCTAAAATGCCTGCCATCGCAAGAGCAGAAGCCACATCAGAAGAACAGATTAGCACATTACCTTTACCGCGCCGTGTCAATTTAGCGATGGCATTTGCTTCACGTTCAATTTGGAAAGCAAGACCTTTAACTTTTTCAACCATCCAACGACCATTGGAATCTGTATCAAGGTCAAAAGTACCAACTGTTGTTGTGCCAACTTTGCAACCAACTTTAGCAACAGTGTAAATTGTGCGTAAAATTTCACGATTAATTTCAGCAAGAATTTCTGTAGAAAGAATATTACTTAATTCAGTTTCTGCATCTAATCCGTGAACTGCTTTCAAGTCTTGTGCAAGTTCCATTGTGTATTCTGCTTTTAACTGACGAGTTTTAGCAGTAACAGTAACTTTCTCAATTGAGAAACCCATTTCTTGGAATGCGTCACCTTCACCAGAAGCTGTTACAAGTCCTGTAGATGTGTTAGCATCAAAAACGCCATATAGACGATCGGATGTACTTGCTTTTAATCCAAATGTTTGTTGGTTAAGAGCAGCACCAGCAGCAGAAAAGTTTGTATTAGCTTCGTTGTAGAAGGCTTCTGTACCTGTTGAAGGCACACGGTCAGTACCATACATTGAACGCATTGCAAAAATCATGCCTGTAGGTCCAGTCATTGGCTGAACACCGCAAACATCATATGCAATAAGATTAGGTAAAGAACGGCGAACCAAACTGATAAGAATTGGGTCAAAACCGGCAACAGGGCCTGTGGCAGTAGCACCACCGCCAAAACCACCTGTGCCTGCAGCATTAGTTGCTACTTCATTGATTCCAGCTTCTTTCAACATAGCTGTTTGTTGATTTTCCAACACCAATGCAGTAACTGCACGACGGTATGGATCAGTAATTTTTGGAAGGTCACTGTGTTCTAGAACAGGTGCCCATTTTTTTTGTAGGTCTTCGGAAAGATACATTTAGAGTCTCCTTGGTTTAATTAAAATCTGTTTGTTTTTGAAATTGACTGAACAATGGAATTAATGAATGGGTCATTAGACTGTTTAATTTCTTCTTGTCCATTGTCAATTACTTGTTCGTGAAGTAGGGCTTCGTCTGCCTTTTTTACTCCAGATGGGAAATAATTTTCGCGGATAGTTACAAGTTTTTCTTGGTATTCTTCCTCTGTAGAAAAATCCACACTCTCTGCGAGTGTTTTAATTTTTTCAACTTGTGTATCTGTTAAACCTTCACACACATCTCGGGTAACTTCATTTTTATAGGCTTCAGTAAGAGCTTTACGATATTCTACTGAGCGTTCTACTTCTTCGTTGAGTTTATCTTCAAGTTCATCAACTTTACTAGACAACTCATCAACTAAATCTACTTTATCTGTAGGAACATCAATATAGTGTTCTGCAAATAAATTACGGAGTCCAGAAATAAAATCTTCAGTTAATTCGGAACGAATTCCTTTTTCTATTGCGATTTCATTATCGGACATCCATTGCTCAACCACATAAGAAATGTAATCATTTACTTTTTCGGTTAAGTCTTCTTTAACTGTTTCCACGGCTTCTTCTAGCATGGACGCATATTGTTCTTCAATGTTTTCTTCAATTTGTTTAACACGGTCATAGACACGAGCTTCAAAAATTGTAGTAACTTTTTGTTTAAATTCTTCAGAAATTGTATCATCATCTGAGAATAAAGAATTAATATCTTCAGATAAATCTAATTCATATTCTTCTTCTTCAACTTCTTCTTTTTTAGTTGAATGAGTTGTAGGAGCGGTTGCGCTTTTTGTTGACGGCGTAATTTTGTGAGAATCATCATCCGGTTTAGCATTTTCTGGTGTTGGACCGCCGGCATCATGTATTTCTGCAGGTAGCTTTTCTGGAGGCATAGCATTTTTACCCTTGCCTGATGCAAGAATTTCAGCAGCCGCCTCTAAAAGTTTATTTGTAGCCATTAGGAATCTCCTTTTGTGTATATTTATTTATAA